TACGATCTAATTTAGTGTGAACTTCTTTAAGTGCTTCTTCTACCTTTGCGATCCGTGCTTCAACAGCTCTATCTCTTTCCCGCTGTGCAGCTAACTCCACCTCTATCTTAGTCATTCTTTTCTCACCAATGTCTAAGCGTTCGATTATGCGTTTAATAATCCAACCGATAACTCCAAGGGCAATAGCTAGAGCGGTGTTTAATAGACCAGATAGAGATTCGATCATTACATGTTACCCTACTAAAACAACTCTGATATGGGAATAGTCACCAGTTCCAGTACCCCAATCAACATTTGCAAATAAACCACTACTATTAATTGTGTAACCATTAGGTGCTAATTGAGCTGTAATCGTTGTGTTTGTTATATCTGTAATAGTTATACCTCTAGGATTTTGTGAATTACTTATATTAACTATTTCATGCAACTGTTGCTGTCTGTTTGTACCGCTTGCGTCTTCCGCTGCATACACTGAGAAGACAGCACCTAAAGCAGCATCGCCTAAGTCGTGGTCTAAAATCATAGTAGCTCCATTACCTACGCTTACTGGGGTGCCTTGGTCGTCTTGGTCTATCCATCCACTATCCCACTTACTTACAACCTGAGCATCCACATACGCCTTGATGCTTTGTTGCGTGGCAAGTGCAGTAGCAGAGTTGGATGTCATAGCGTCCTCGTCTTTTATCTCAACTTCCGTAGGAGCAGCATTACTTCCACTTACATTACCAAGTGCTCTAAGGTTCGCTATAGAAGCTAAACTAAGTGTACCACTTGTAGTAATAGGACCACCTGTCAGTCCTGTTCCGCTTGCTATAGAAACTACCGTACCTCCACCTCCAGCTGGTAATTCACTGTGCTTTGCTAAACGAACACCAGTACCTGCACCTCCTCCGGTGTGAACGTGTAACGTATCGTTTGTTGTGTCTACTGTTACTTCACCTTCCGCTCCAGCAAAGCTACTGTGCTCGGTGTCTGTACCTCTTCTAAGTTGTACTGATATATTTGGCATGATGGTCTTATACGATTGATCCGAAGTCTAGCGTAAGTGCAAGCTTTGCGGAAGTTACAGCCTCATCGGCTAATTGCGTGGTATCTACTCCACCGTTTGCGATACTTAATGTAGCGTCCCCAGAAGTAGCTCCTCCACTCAGTCCGGTGCTGGCGATAACAGCAGTGATGTCTCCGGTCCCTCCGCTAACAAGTGTACCACCTGCGGTCGATCCGTCGTGTACGTGAAGTTTCTTGTCGTCTGTTGTGTAGATGAGTTCCCCGGCAGCACCAGTAAAACTAGTGTTCTGCGTTGCGGTTCCCCTGCGAATTTGTACTGCAATACTCATAATGTGTTATACTATTTGTCCGTAAGAATAAGAAGCCGATACAGGATCAGTGGCTACACTTCCCCAATCATACTCCGTTGGAATGTCTGTTGATACTTTATATCCCCGTTCAATAACAAGGATTTCTGAAAGATTTGCTGGTGGTGTATCGAACTGTATCTCATCTGCTCCACCTGCTATTGTGTAGTCGTCTGGGTCTTGTACTGCACCGTTAATAGATACTAATACAGCAGAAGAAGCTACACCGTTTGTAGTAAAGGAAAGAGAGAATGTATCAGTCGTACCGTCCCCTGTGAATTTATTAAAGTCTGGAGTAATCCCAACACCCGTAGCAATAGCAGAAGCAATACCGTCTACATAAGCTTTCGTTGTAGCGTCCGCTAAAGCAGTAGGAGTGCCTACATTTGTAATACGTTTGTTCTTAGCGTCCCACTGTGTACCGCCTTGTTCTAACTGCAACGACGCATCATTTAACTCACTGATCTCTTCAGCAAGATAACGATTGTGTAGGTACGCTCTGTCTAACTCCGATTCCGTTAATACAGAACCATTTACAAAGTCTACAAGGTTATCATTAGGTTGGCTCTTTCTGCGTACTCGGACGATTTGTCCAGCTGTTGCTCCTGTAGTAAGTACAATCTTTTTAGTCGGAGAAGTTTCAATAGTGTAGTCAGCTGTTGGACCTAATGTTTTAACAACACCGTTAATCTCGACTGTAACGTGTTCGTCTTCTAAGTAATCAAAAGTAAAAGCAAAGTCCGTCTGGTCGGCTGTCGCTGTATAATCTTGGAAAGTGTTAGCCATGATGTTAAGTGTATATTATTAATTATTGAGTGAGAAGAGCAAGTATTATTGCTTAGGTAATGATATGTCTACAATATCATCAGAAGTTGTGGTTCTTCGGTTAGGCTCTAAAAGCTTTCCAGTGATAACATCAAACCAAGCCTCGCCTTGTGCGTTTTGATATTTTCTAATTTTTCTATCTTTACGAATTTCTTTCCAAGCCCTATCTCTGTATTGTTTTAGTTTTTCTCTAACTAGTTTAGCTTTTGTATCTTCAACGCCACTTACTTCAAAGTTAGGTGCTTTCTTGTATCGCTGAGTCTTTATTAAACTTTCTAGTGATCGTCTAAGAGTTTTACCTCCAAGCGTTACTTTAGACATTTTATCCATCCACTCATCGTATAAAGATAGCTTAGTCTTAGGGTTCTTAAAGTCTCTTGTATCTATCTTTTCTTTTTCTGTTTTATTAAAATTATAACGACCTCCTACGTCTTCTCTTATAGAAGCTAACTCTGTCATTAACTTATCACGCTTATCTTCTGCGAAATAAACAGGACTAAGAACACCCCAAGCACCTTCCCGTTGCCACTGCCTCTCAACCTTTTCTCCTAATAAATTACGTGCGTATAAACCCGGAAACACTCCAGCAGATCGTTCTAATAACTTATCCTTGAAACTGTTAGCTCTGGTTTGAAACTCTTGATTAACTTGATTTAGGTCTCTTAATAAAGACGGTGAAAACGAAGACAAGAAATCTACAGCAGCTGATTCCATTGCGTAGTTACCGGGCTTATAATCTAACAAGCTAAACACAGATTTTAAACCTCTAAGGAAATACTTATCTGAAAAGTTCGTAACAAAGGAAGCGTGCAAAACATTATACCACTCTTGGTCGTCTGGCGTAAGTTCTTCCCCGGATAGCATCAGATAGTGAACCAAATCGGCGTGGACAGACATCATAGTAGAGAACGGCTCAAATCTGCTGTAATCTATTTTGTGACCTCCTATGTATAATGTATTAGGCCTCCACCCAGCTTCTCTTAACCTAGCTCTTTGGTCGTCACTTAAATGTGCTCCACTGCCTGTAATGTTTCCAGTGGCTATTCCAGTCATAATACCAGCACCCAATACTGTACTTGATATACCATTTGCTGCGGCCTCTGCTTGTTCTTCCGCTTTCTTAAGAGTTAATTCGTTTCTTTGTTCAAATAAAACTTCATTAGCATCCTCTATCTTTTTTATTTCCTCTTTAGGAATAACATCAGATTTTAAAGCTTCTGTATTTTTTAATATAGTTTGTTCAACTTCTTTTAGTTTTTTAGCTGAACGAGTACTACCCAATGTAGCTTTAGCCCAATTATAATGAGCTAACACTGGTAAATTATCAACTGTCCATTGAGCAATAGCCGTAGGTGTTTTAATAAAAGGAACCAATAATCTAGAAACTATTTTTATAGGATCACGATAAGCATCTTCGCTTGATCTGCTCCACCTAGAAAAGTCTCTAGCTAATCTAGATATTACTTTATCTGCATACTCTTGTTGATACACCATCGAGAAACCCAACTCAGAAGCCTCGTGAAACTCTTCATTCTGTGCCCAAGTCAAAACATCACCATCTCTTTTTAAGGCTTCGCTCATTCTCTTTTTAGTAAACTGATCAAGTGCCTTACCTTCTAAACCTTTAAGTAATCCTTCTTGCATAGCTTGTGAACGCAAAGCTCTCATAGTACCCATAAATACAAAAGGTTGATCGAAAAGTCCCATCACTCTAAAACTGACAGAAAACAATGGGTCTAGCATTTTACCTACAGCTGTTGTAGGTTCTCCTTCTACTGTTTCTTCTAAAAACTTCCTGAGTAGTCCTCGGTTTCTGTCGCTGTCTACTCCGTACTTATTAACCATTCTTTGTAGTTGGTCTTTGTTTTTAAAGTTTAATTTGATTGGACCTTTCTTTAATGCTTCTGTTTCTTGTTTAGCTGTCTTTTGAATTAAATCTTCTTCGTGTCTTCTAAAAGCTTTAGCGTTAAAAGCTCCGTGTCCGTTTTGTTTCCAAGTGGCTTTTAATATGGTTAACATATCCCCCCAGTTATTAAAGTATTCACTAGTTGCCTTTAGTTCTTGCAAAGCTAGTTTCATCGCACTTACTTCTGGACCGTATACAGCGTCGCCTTGTGCTTGCCTAATCTTTATTTCGTTGTACTTCTTGAGCATCTGTTTAAATGGTAGATACCCCATATTAAACGAAGCGGATAAAAATCCTACAGTCCAAGTTCTAATACTAGCAAGCATAGCGTTTAACCTAAACTTCTCACCAGTTCTTAATAACAACTCAAATGTGCCCATTTCCTCCATACCGAAAGCATCCATCTTGCTTAATGATTTTAAGAACTGAACAACAAATTCGTTATATGCAGCAGCTTCTTCTTCTTTTAACTTGTCAGTTAATACTTTCCTAGCTGCTCGTGCTTGGTCTTTTAATCGCTTAATATCAGCAGGTACAGTCTGGGCTTTCTTAGCTGACGCACTTAAGTACTCTCTGATCTCAGCTATAGATTTATCTGACATCTCTTCAAGCTCTTCTATGGTATGCTTTAAAGAATACTTTTGATATATCTCTTTTGATATAAAGTTTCCTAATATACGTTCACGCATAGCTGATATACTATTCCCCAGCTCTACACGTATCATGTCTACCAGCACTTGTTTTTCGTTCGGGCTTAAGTTAGTAATTCTTTTTGATATATCAGTTATTACATCTTCAACTAATTCTTTTTCCGTGCCTCCTTTAACTGCTTGTTTTATTTTAGCAGTCAAGCCTTCTACTTCTTCGGATAAAACTTTCTGTATCATTTTATCACGCTGTGGCATAGATTCTAAAAACCGTTTACCAAATGCACCCTCTTTAAGTTCGTTTAAAATCCTTGTAGCTTCTGCGGCTTTTTGTGGGTCTAAGTTTTTAGCTTCGCTTATGTCTTTAATTAAAACATCAATAGACTCTTTATATTTCTCTGGGTTATTAAGTATATCTTGTAAGTTATCTAATGTTTGATTTACTTTCTTAACGATTGGTTTACTAACTTGTACAGCATCTGTGAGGTTTTTAGTAAGCCTCTGAGAAAACATATCTAACGCTGCTTTATTAGTGCCTTTATTTAAACGTAATGTTTTTAATACTTGGTTGGATATTCTTTCTTTGTACTTCCCCCATATTGTATCAATCGCATCGTCTACAGTGAGTCCGAACTCTTTATCGATTATCGATCTAAGGTCGCCTGTATTGGCTAACTCGTCAGCGTTGCTCAGTTCTTTCTTTAAGGCTTTTAGTATATTATCGTTTGTTAGCTCTCCGCTTTTTATTCCGTCTATTAAACTTAATAACCTATCTATTGATTCGAATTGTTTTTGAACAGCGGGTTTATATTTAATAGGTTTCCTAAAATTCATCTTAGAATTACCTTTAAAACTAACAAGAAGCTTACCAGATAAATTACCAGCCTTAGCTCGTAAATCTATCATCTTTCTGTACTTGATTAAGTCTTCTTCTAAGTTAAGTACATCTCCTTTTATACCCTCAAATTGTCCTCGTAAATCTTTCGTTATACCTTTTTCAAGGTCTACATCAAACTCCGATAACCGCTCAACCAATCCATTTATTTTAGGATTCATTGTTTTATCTAGTTCTACATTTAATCGAACTAATCGGTTTACTTGATCTGGTAGGTCTTGTCCTTTATTTATGTAGTCTTCAATTTGATCTTCTGCAAACTTCGGTACACGTTTTCCGGTAATCCCGAAAGCCTCTTCACCAGTTTCCCTAGGTAGACGCATCTCAGCGATCTCACCAACACGACTAACGATGTTATCAGCTAAGTCTGTGCTTACTCCTTTACCTAATAAGTTTTTAACTGTGTTAACAATCTTTTCCCACAGCGTCATCTTAGGGGTATACTGAATACCTTTTAATGCTTGCTGTAATTTAACGTCAGTAAAAGCAAAAGACATAAACTCTCCGGGATTACTGATCCAATATAAGTCTGAGTCTGCACCTGCTTTTATAATATCATCACGCATAGCATCTGCTTTTTTAAACATGCGGAAAACTTCTGCTACAGGTTTAGGTATTCCTTTTTGTTTCAGCATACCATCAACCGCTTTTGCTCTAGCTGCTATGTCGTTTAAATCTATTTTATTAAATACATTAGCATCAAAGTGCTTGTATACATTGTCTACAGTTACAGCGTGGGTAGTCTCGTGTAATAACGTATATACAGGGTTTCTTTGTACTACGTTTGAGTTAATATCTAACACCACCCGTTTACCTGCTTGATCAAAGAAAGCTTCAGATTCTTCAAAACCTTTAGGTATCTTACCAGCAAAAGCCCTTTCTTCTATTTTAAAATCTATTCCCGTGTCTTTACCTAGGGCTAATAATTTATCTACAACATTACTATATTCTCCAAGCTCTCCAGCAGATAAATCTTTTAAATCTTGCAAGGCTGCACGTAAAGTAACAGGAGCTGCTGTTTGTTGTTTTGCTACTACTTTTTCAAGCAATACAGAATCCCTGAAAGAATCCGAAACGGACTGTTTAACACCAAGTGTAGTATCTATAGCTTCTCTACCTGCTCTTATAGGAAACACGCCTTTGACTCCTTCAAGCGTACCAACTCGTTCAGCTATTTTAGCAGCAGCTGTGTCACCTACAATAAACGGCATCTTCTCAATCGAGTCGGTAACAACAGCTCTTTTAAAAGTAGAAGCACCTATACCAAGTGAGAAATCAGGATCAACAGACTTGATCAGATCGTTTATATCATTAGTAGATAACTCACCGACAGAACCGTCTGCTCTTGGTCCAGTAAACACATCATCTTCAAAGGAATACTTATAGTCGTCTAAATTTAAAGCAGCTTCTCTAGCTTGCTCAGGTATCGCGATTTTAGCACTGATAGTTTGTTCTTCCGACCCGTATTTAAAAGCTTTTGAAAGTCTGTCTTTAACTAAGTTTCTTTCACCTGTTGCTAAATATTCTATATCTTTCTGGAAGTCCTGCCCCCACTTGTAGCCTTTAGGTAATCCCATAGCTGCCATTTGGTCTGCTTGTTCACCGCCTACAGGAGCAAAGTGTTTGGTAGTTTTATTTTTTAATGCACTACTAAACATAGTACCTAATGTCCTTTGTACATTTATAAAAGATAAATTTTTAGGTATATATACTTTATCAGTGTTGTGTGCATATTGAAGAGCTACTTGATATATTTTTCCCCCTTGCCCAGATCGACCTGTTTTTAAAGCACCTACTTCTACTAATTCTTTATTTCCTAAATCTAGTGTTATTAAATCCTTAACTTCATTTAGTGTTTTACTTAAAAACTCTTGATCGTGTACTACGACAGAAGTCCTGTAGAACGGTGTACCTTTTTCTAACCCGTATTGACCTTGCTCCGCTTTTAAAGGAGCAGTGATGTCAGTGTCTACATTTTCTGTGTCAATTATATCAAAGTGCCTCGCATCCTCTACCTTCCTGCCTGGAATTGTTTTAGGGATAACTTTACCTGCTCTAGGTGCGATTGTTTCTGAAAGTGTTCCGAAGTCCGTGCTATCAATTACAGGAGTTTTAAATAGTTCCTCAGTCTCCGACAACCCAGACCAAACACTTGTTTCTGGCGTTTCTACTCCTTTTATAACATCCAGCTGCCTTAATTCCTCCGCAGGTACATTATCCACCTTATCATCTATGGGTCGTATGTTAGTAAGTATTTCTTCCTTTAACGCAGTCTCTTCATCTAAACTTTCTTTTAATTGTTTAAGTGCAGCCGTTGCGTCCCCTTTACCTTCCGAAGCTCTTTTAACAGCTCTTAAAGCCTTAGCACGTTTAAAGTACATCCTTATATATTTGGCGGTAGGAAATACGAAATTAACACCACCACCTATAACTGCCCCTTCGAATGTGTTTGTTAATCTTTTATAAAGAGCTTCTTCTGCTTCTACATCATCAACATCTGTTGTTAGAAAATCAGCTACTGCACCTTTGAGTGCACCCTCTCCAGCTATTCTACCAACCGCTAAAGCTTTCCTACCTTTTTCTGTCTTACCGATTAATTTAATAACATCATCTGCTTTAGAAGAAATCTTAGTAGTTGTTGAAAATGTTTTAAGTACTGACTTAACCACGCCTCCCGGTCCTGCAAAAGCCGTAACCCAACTACCCATCTCAGCTGCTATTTCTTCAACGGCGTTCTCAGGTTTACCTAACCACTCTTCTTCCCAGTTAACTCGTTCGGTTATCGGGGTCACCCCCAAAGCGTTTGTAACGTCATTAACTGTATTAACTAAATCTTCAGCTGATCTTACACCTGCTCTAGCTACAGCTCTACCAGCCGTACCTACATCCGCTTGTTTAATATCTTGTAAATTTAATAACGTCCTTACTGCGGGCCCTGCTGCCCATTTAGTAAACTGAGACCAGTAAGAATCTTCGGGTTCATCTTCAGGTACATCAGGAGTAGGAGGCGGCGGTATCTCAGCAACAGTTGTCGGTTGTAACCACTCAAGTTGTTCCTCTTCAGGCATTGAAGGTTTTAACCAATCAGGAAGCTCTTCTTCTGCAGCCATCTTATCTGTTTTTGTTTCTAAGTATTTTCTCTTGTTCTTCCTTAAAAAACTTTAAGTGCTCTTCTTTAGATATACCGAACTTTGTATTGTATAAGTTGAACATAGGGAAGTCTTCTATATCCAAACTGGCGGGTGATTCATTATAGATTTTTAATTCTTTGTAAACTTGAGTTGCATCCTCTATCAACATCTCCGCACTTTCGTACATAGGTGTGTATCTAAAATCTAAGTCCACAGCCATATCAGGTGAAATTTCTCTAGGATGTCTGAAACCATAGAACTCTCTGATAGTTTGTAAACCTTCTTTTAACGTGCTGCTGTCTTTATATTCTTCTTTTAATAGCTCCCGCTCGACAAGTTCCGCCTTTTCAAACGCTTGTAATCTACCTTCTAATGTTGTTGGAAGTTCAGAGGCTAATAATTCGTACTTCCCTATTTTCTTCGGGAATTGTTTAGTGAAATCTGTAAGCCAACTAGTTAATACATCTTCTATGTTTTCCTGTGCTTCCTCTAGGTCCGGTATAGTTGGAAGCTCATATACTTCTCCTGCTTTTATATCTTCCTTTATTGCCCTCAACTTCCCGTCGAACCACTGTTTTTCAACTTTTTTATAATCCCTCCATCTGTCGGTTATATTAGATATAACTTTTGGGATTTGTTTTATAATCTTATCGTCCCTTTCTGGGTCTTCCTTTAAAGATGTTTGTAACTTTCTTAACTCAGCCATGTATTCATCTTGAAAAGGTTCAATACCTGTCTCTTTATATTGCTTTATAGTATCAGCTGACTCGCCCTCAAAAACGTCCATCTCCACTATATTTTTCAAAGCGTTCTCAAACCCTCTTTCGTAGTTCTTGTAAGTTTCTGTTTTCTCAAACCACAGATTTGATTTAGCTTCTCGACTAAGAGCGATAGCGTCGGCCTTTACTCTAGGGTCTGTTATCTTTTTACTAGCAAGTAATTCGTTAATATTGGTTTCTGGATTCAAAGCTAACTCAGCCTCTACTTCTTCTAAAGCTCCTTGCATCTCAGCTCTAGACATAACAGCATTTGATTTAGCTACTAAGTCTATTGTGAAACGTTGTATAGAACCCGTTGCGGCGTTCCAAGCTTCTTTATCTTTATCGTTATCTCTGTACTTTAAACCTTCTAAACTTAACGCGTTTACGTCTTGGCTTTGCATTAACTGCTGTGCCCTAGTTCTTGCGTATGTCTCATCCCACCCAGCGTCCAGTAAAAACTCTACGACTGAATCTAACTGCATCTGGTTTATTTGTTCTCTTCTTTCTGGGTTTTTGTCGTTTGATAAACCACCCATAACAGCAGAAGCAGCTGGCATATATAAGTTAGTTATTTCTCGACTGCGATCCCCAGCATCTCTCTTACTAGCTTCTTGAGCAGCTTGTATTCTATCCCTTAAAGGGGTGAATTGCCTAACCGCTTCCTTAGAACCGAACACTGGTTTACCGTTTATCCGTATAGTTTTTATAGAGTCCAACACTTTCTCAGCGTCGTCGTATCTATCTAAGGCATGTAACTGACCAACTACGCCAGCGTATCCATCTATTAATAATTTGTTTCTTGTTATCTTATCTATACCAGACTCAGTAAATAGTTCTTCATAATTAAGAGCGATGTCTGCTAATATAGATGTATCAAAACCTTTATCACGAGTAGCTGCTGTTAAATTCACAGCCAACTCATCTTGTAATCCTTGTTGTATTACTTGTTGTTTTTGTTCCTCATATTGAAGAGCTAATTTGTTTTTATACGGAGTAGTAACATAATCCCACAAAGCCTTACCAGCCGTACTGTTTGCTACACCCTCTCCTACTTGGCTTACTAAACTGTTCCATTCTTCTTGAAAGGTCTCGTCAACGCCTTGTAGGAAAGTAGCTCTATCTTTATAAGTCTCGGCGTTTACTAAATCAGCTTCTTTTGATTGGAGGCTAGGCAGCATCGTGTTATTGATGTGTCTCTTTAACAACGCATCTCTGTATGCTCTGTCTCTATTGGTTGTAGCTAACGGACTAAAGCCGTCTACATCTTTCTGTTTCTTTAACTCAGCTATAACATTCTGTTCTTCTACTAACTGAGCTTGCTCAATACCGATCTGTTTCTGAGTATCCGCTAATTGACCGTAGCTTTTTGCTACACCCATAAACGCATTTATTGAATCAGCTAAATCTAATGCTTTACTTCTGGGTACAGGAACAGCAGCAGCACGACGTTGTCCTACTGAGTATTGACCTAAACCGCCAACTGTTGGTTGTATACCGGGGACTTCTCTTGTCATGTTAGTTTCTTAATTTCTAATCCAGTCCTGTAGCCTTGTAAACCGCCACTTGCAATGCCTAATACATCTTGTAGACCGAATCCACGTGGCTTAACAGGTTCTGCTATAGGTTGGTCTATACTGATTAAACGTTGTTGTGAAGCTAATCCAATATCCTCAAGAGCCATCGCTTTGCCGACTCCTATCAATTCTTGTTGTCTACCTAGTGCTTCTCGTGCTGCTCCTAAGTTAGCTAAGTATTCACCCATAACAGCAGTAACAGATTGTCCAGCTACTCCTCTGTCTCTAGCTTGTTCTAAACCTACAGCTGCTTGTGTAGCTAATTCTCTCTCACGAGTTTGACGACCTATGGCTTCTTGTTGCTGTGCTTGTTGCATCCGCTCGCCTGTCATCTGACGTTGTGCACGTGTACGTTCCGCTGCTGCTGCTTGTGCTTGATAACGACGTTGCATCTCAGCTTGTTGTTTAGCTGCTTGATACTGCATACGGGCTTGTTGTCTAGCACCTATAGCTTGTGCACCTGAAGACAAAGCTCCTAACGCTAAACCTGCTTCTACTATACCACACATATCGTTACTTCCTCTCTAATATAAATGACAGATAGCCTTCGTACTGACAATCGCTAAACTCTGCACCTAACCACTCCAACCATTTAATACTCAACTTGTTACTACGCATCACATAGTTCGTCAGATAATCAAACCCATCTAACAGTCCCTCCATCCGTTCCCGTGAGTGTTTCAAAAAGAACTTCTTGATCCTTGGTAATCTTCTAGTACCTAATAACCAAGCACTTCCGATATTAGTACCTTCGATAGGAGCTACACCAAAAGAACAGTATAAGTTGTTCATCTCGTCCTTTACACTGTAACACTTTGTACTACAAGCGTAAGACATCATAACAGCATCTTTCGGGTGGTGCATAAGTCCGAGTATCTCTAACATGTCATCCTCCCGCAAGTCGTCGTACAGATCAACTGCATCCATATCACCGTGTGCTTCATCTATCCTAAGCTCCATATCTTCTACTACGTGATATAACCATCGATTCAAACTCTGCCGCTAATAGCTTAACTGGTAAAGCAGAATCACTAACAACTTCTATCTTTGCGTCGTTTGGTTGGCACTGAATAGGAAAGCGGAAGTGACCGTCCTGTGGGGTAAAAGCATTAAGTGTTAAGTTAGCACCGAGGCTGTCAGGATTGAATGCGTAGCTATACTTATCTCTGTACTTTGGAGTTACTTCAACAGTGAAGTGTCCGGTGTCTGCGTAGTTTATACTACCGTTACGAATCGTTTGGTAGGTGTAATCAGATGCACTTCTTCCGCCACGCTCTGTAGGTTGTTTAAGTGATTGATCGGAGAACCTGTACAACATATTGTACGGGATACCAGCTACGAAATCAGTAGATGTAAGATCACCACCAACCGTACCCGCTGTAGATGATGTCCTAGTAAATATCACTTTATTACCAGCTTTTGTATAGACTACTACATCTGTAGGATCGTACTTAAAGTCGCTTATTGTAGTAGTCTTAGAAGCAGCGTCGTAGCTAGTAGTTAATGTACTGCCATCCACTTTACTATCCAAATACAATGTATAATCTAAACCTTCGTCTGTTATACCGTCTTCAAGTGTAAGCTTCTCTAAGTGTAACCCATCAGTGTCTGCTGTGATTAAGTGCAAGTTACTGTCGATAAAGTCAAACCCTCGGATGTCACGACCAAAGGTGAACTTCATCCAAGCACTTTGTATCTTTTCTTTGTTCGACCAGAAGTACTTATATACAAACAATGTCTTAGCATCTTCTGTCGTACTCATGACAATAGTATTCTCTGCTTGAGAACCTACAATCTTTTGTACGTCTGATGTAATATACTTCGGTACTTGCTGTGTTATTTCTTCAGCATTAAATGTCTCAGTATTGTTATCTACAAAGTATTCGTATACTCCCTCAAAGTCATTCCGTTTAAATGGGAAGTATATATAGTTACCCAGTGCTACTGGTTGTATACCATCTGATAGATCGTACTCAGTAACAGGAGATATAGCTACCGTCTTAGGTGATAACACATCTGCTCCACGAAGTACGAACTGTGACCCTTGACTGAATAACATCAGCTTCTCTTGGAATGGTACAGCGTGTTCAAGGATCGCTACCTTTGTGTGACTTAATCCTACATCGATAACTGCACTGTCTAGTAACTGCTGTGTGGTAGTACGGAAGAAGTTAAAGTATTCATCAGCTTCACTAAAGATAATGTTGCTGTCTGTAAGTATACCTAAGCGGTTCTTAAAGAAGAATATATCTCGTATCTGTTTACCGACGAATGATGGGAATGGATTGGTGTTGTCGTCCCCTGCTTGTCTAGTTGACCAACCTCCTCGTGCGTTTGTTTCAGTAGGGCCGTAGTAGAATGTACCCAACTTCCAAGTTAAATAACCGACTGTAGCTGCTGTATCTTTTGTCTCGTCTACCTCAGTCCATACATCCTCCCAATCAGTTCCTACACCCGGCTCCGTATCAGCAGCTGCTCTGTTTTCTACATCTAACCTATAGTAGTTACTGTTGTGCTTTATATATAACACATCGTTAGGAGTAGATAATCTAAAGTCTGTTATTGTAGTGTTATTAAAATAAGGCGTAAGAGTTACAGGCATTGTATCAGTTGTTAACAATGTATCTATACCTTCTAACGCACTTGTTTCTGATTCGTCTTGTAAATAACCAACTGTTTCTATCCAGCTACCTTCCCCGAAATTAGTCTTATCTTTAGTAGAAAACCGTACATAGTAGTCGTCTTGGTCTATGTCTGCATCACCTATTACTTTAACAGGCCCGAATCCATTAAAACATTTAACTGGTAATTCAGTAATGCTATTTACTTCTCTGTATACAACACCTAACGCTTGATCCGCTAGACCGTCTTCTACTCGTATATTGAATGGACCTTCTGTGCTTGTAAGTTTAATAACAGAACCTTCCAGAGTGGCCTCAAATCCTCCATCAGTAAATGATACAGTTGTTATCTGTACAGGGTCAGTGCTAACATTAGTTGAAGAGTTAAAGGTGGCGGGAGGTACGTAGTAATCTCTATCTCCTGTTTTTATTTCCTCCCATCCTTGCCACTTATTAAAAACGTCCTGTGGTTTTGCTCTCCTATATGCTTTATACTGTAAAGATACAGGATTAGATGGATTAAAGCCGCTGCCTTTCTTTATGTTCCTAGCAGCTGTTATAACACCTTTAGTTACTATTAACTCAGCTGAAGCAGTAGCAGCTCCTGACTGTATGATATTAACTTGTAGTTTTACTTGGTACTCAGTCTTAACTTTCCTTGTACTACTAGTAAAGGTTCTAATACTATTACCACTCCTCTTAACGGGTTCTGTTGTTTCTAAAGTATAAGTACCAGTAGAGTGTCCGCCTAACCAGCCGTCCCCTGTAGCAGATGGTCCCGAATTTATAGTAATAGCAGATACACCTGAGTTTGTATTAACTACGCCTTCATTTATACAGTCATACAAATCTCTAGCTATAAAAGCTGTATCAGCGTGGTTGCCTTTAGGTTCTACATTAGCAGGTCCGCTTATATAAGTAGCAGGTTGAACAGATGTATTACCGTGACTCGTGCTGCTGTAATCGTGATGCTGTCCTTGTAACGCTGTAGCTAAAGGTACTAACTTATCGTCTACATATATGGTGTAAGCCTTCTCGTAGTCTCCTAACTTAACAACAATAAGTGCTTCATCAGCAGGTGGTGTGGACTTTTGTTCAGCAGCTTCGCTCCTTTGTATAACTCTGTTTTTATTAACAAGGAATGTATAGTCAGCTACCGTCAACGCTCGTAAGTCGGCTAAAGGATTAGCTACACCACCTAACGATGCCTGTCCTCCTAAGCTCAGATAACTGTTAGCTATAGAAGTTACAGCTACTGATACGTTTGTACCGTCCCCTACATTAATAACACCCACACCACCTAACGATACATTTACGCAGTACTGGTTCTGTTCAGATCGTTTAACGAAGTGTGTGAATAACTTATCAGAGTCGGTACTATCTGTTGTTATCTTCTTCGTGTATGTAGTAGGTGGTCTTTTAACTAACCCCTCAACAACAGTAGCCCAAGCATTTATTTGTTCGTCACACTGACCGGGAAACCTGAGATTGTCAGGCTGTTGTGATACGCCCTGTGCGAGATTCGGTACACTGTTTACTAACAGAGGCATCTCTTATCGATCTATTACTCGTAATACGCTGTAGTTATCAAAGATAGTTCTGTCTGCATTTTCAGAGTCACTATCAATAGCCCGTGCTTTCGCTTCGATCTCATCCCGCAAAGCAAACCCTTCGATTTCCCTGCTTCCTAAGAATCGATTAGCAAAGATACGAGCTGCTTTAACTGTTATGTAGTGACGGAACTGCTCAGGCATATCTGTAAATGCTAACTCAAAAGTAATAGAGGCTTTCACCTCTTTCGTCCATACATCCGTGTGATTCTTTCTGTCGTATAACAAAAGTCCACGTTGTACTGGATCGCTGTCTGTATAAATTTCTGGGTCTAAGTCTACACGAAGCGTATTGCTAGGTAAGTTAATCTTAGATGTGGACGCATCAGGAGTAAGTGTATACTCGTGCTCCGTATTAAAGTGCCAACCCTCTGACTGTATAGCTTTACTGGTTTCGTCGAGGACTGCTTCTGCTTGAACGACTGATACAGGAACGGCTGTACCTCCGAGAGTATTAACCGGGGCTTCCCCGATAACACTGATCATTGTATTTACTGCATTTAGTTTAGTCGTCAGAGCCATGATAAGTATAGATAAAATAATCAGTGGAGGGGAGCGGAACGAATCACAGACCTCCCCAACACCGAGAGAAGAGCGTTACGCTACTAGTTCGATAGCACACTCAGGACGGAGAACTCCGTGACCCATAGCATACTTAGCGACAAATAACGTACCTTGACGCTCGATCTGATACTCCGATTCGGTAGCAAGATCAAGCAACTTAACGGTTCCTACAGCAGCGGAGTGAGAAACAATACCTAAGCTATTGCGGAAGTCGGAGTTATATCCGGTTGAACCGCCGAATGGGTTGTTATCTGCATCGCCGTCTGGATCAGAACCAGTAAGGTTTCCGCTGGGAATGTGGTTGGATTTGTAGATGCTGATACCAGCTACTTGTGGGATAGACCCAGAAGCAATACTACCAAGACCTCCGACATCTTTATTGACGGCAGAAGTAGAGATAGCAAGATCACCTACGTTACCAGTGATCAACCTGTAGTACTCTTGTGGACGAAGAACGCAGAAACGACCGTCACTAGGAACGTCATTTTCGTCGAGCTTCTGAGCAGCACTAAACAAAGCAGCAACCAATTCAGCACCTGAAACAGATGCAGGGGTTCCTTCAACATCTCCAGCTGAGAAGTCGTTGTTAGCTACGTCAAGCTTTCCACCTGTGTTTCCGCCAGTCAAGCTAGCAGAAGAACGAGCAGCAGCGATGAACACTTTAGCAAGAGCCGTATCGAAACGAACGGCAAGAGCTTTACCCAACTCGTTAGCGTAGACGCTGCGGATGTCGTAGTGGTTCTTTACGTCGTCGATGTTAGCCAAGAAAGTGGAAGCAACAAGCATCTTATCGATGTTAATTACCTTCTCAGTTTTCTTGATGTCGCTCAGATAGGTGTTACCGCTATCAGCGATGTTCTGACCGGGGGTGTGGTACGAAGCGGAAGCAACACCAGTTACTGGGAACTGTGCGGACTTTCCGTTTTCAATGGTTCTAATGGTGTGTAGGGCTTTGAAGATGTTAGACTCCTCAAAGGTTTGCAAAATCTCGCCACTGAACTTTTTAAGAAACAACGCATTATCTTGAGCGAAGCTTCCGTCAGTAGTTTGATTAACACCTACTCTACTTGGTGTAGTATCTGACATAATATATGATCTCCTATGTTATAAGTTATTGAATGTGTGATGATTACCAGTGACTTTCACATCTTTCGTCTTCACAGGATTGTCCGCCGCAGCGGGTCGAGGGACTAGTTGTTGCTAGTTGTCGATTAAATTTATCTATAAGTAAAGAGGAAAAGTTCTTGACTGTCAACCTCTTCGACCGCTTGGACCAAAGTAGAAACCAAGGATACAAGGCAGTATTACCGTGCATCCCATAAGGCTGATGTGTCCAGAAGAGATCGTAATCGGCTCTTGGTTGGCTTGGAAGCTGATGAGTCCGAAGAAGAACTCGTTGACTCCCTCTCCGTCTGCGTTGGTAAGGGTGACGATTTCTGCGGTGGGGAAGAGGGTGCAGAGGATGATACAAGCACAGAGCGTAGACACCCCGATAACAGCAAGAATACGACGAGTAAAAGAAACAAACTCACCAGTACCTCCTTTAGCGATTTCAGCTTGTAGTCGAAGGAAATTATCAGACGCACGAGCTTCTCTCGCCATTTCAAGATCATGCTTGTTCTGTTTTGCTTCAAAGATATATCCGAACACACCTTTAAGAATCGCCCCCATAGCAGTGCTACCACCGCCCGTAATAAATAACATAAGTAACTCGCCCATCTTTTCACTTCGTTAAATGGTTTTCCAATTTGTCACGCATTCTGTCCAACTCTTTTTCAAGATACCGTATCCGTTCAAACTGTTGATGGTCGGATGTTATCGGTGCATCTTGCATCTCTAGTAGGTGGTTGAGGTCTGCTTTGGATTGTTCTGCAAACTTCTCGATGTGCATCATCCGTGCTGACAAGTCTCCTAATAACGTACCCTCGTGTTGTACACGGTCTAAGCTACTATCCAATACCATCAGCTTATTCCACACTACAGAGTATCCCCACACACAAGTTCCGACTATAGCTATCACTTTAGCCATGAACGCAAGGTTTGCTTTTACCTGTACGTTATCTCCTAGTTCTGTTGCCATGTTCTTAAACATAACGAAAAACCCCTAGTGTCAGCAAACCAATAAACCAACACTAGGGGCTACTATACCTTATGAATGAATAAACAATTTAAATCTTACTTACAGAAAGTCTTCTGTCAATCTCTTCGTGATACGCTTTATCCCCACTTTTATATCGTGGATCAGATTGAGCACGAGCTAATTCTTGCATACTTTTAAATGGCATGGTTGATACACCAGATACTGCACCTTGTGTAAGCTTAGGCTTTGCACCCACTTCGTTTTGATAACGTGCGTACAGTCCTTGAACTGCTAACTTAGCTTGCGAAATTGAACCCCCGGTGACGACCTCATCAAAAGCATCGATTTCTTCTTGTGGTAAATTCTCGTTCGCCCACTCAGCCATCGCATCGTAGTTGCCTTGAGCCACGCTTTTGATTTGTCCTTCTTCAGATGATAACAATGCTTGCTGACCAGCAGCGTAGCTGTCAACTAAATCTCTGGGTAATCCGGCTTTCTCTAAAGCGTTATAAGTTTCCTCACTAAGTTGACCGTCGTTTTCAAAGAACTCTTTACTTGCTTCCGCAACTGCTTGGTATGCTTCACTAGTGTTCTCTTCACTTTGTTCTTCGTTGTCCTCAGCTTTCTCTTCAACTTGTTCAGACTCTTCCGTATCTTCTTTAGGAGCTTGTCCAAGTTTCTTTTCCAGCTCGGTGTACGCTTTCGACATATCCTCCGGCGTTTTAAACTTTTCGGGGAGCCATTCCGGGCGGTCGCCTTGCTCTTGCGGTAGTTCCTCGGCTTGTTGCTCGACGGCTTCTGCGGGTTTCTCTTCGGTGGGTTCGATCTCATTCGGTGCTTTCTCGTTAATCTCTACTCGGTGTAATTCAGCCATAGTTTGTTATTCCTCTTGCGGTGGTTCCTGTTGTTGTGCCATGTACTGCTCCTGTGCGGCGTTGATGGCGGGTCCGACTGCGGGTGCTCCGAGCTTCTGTGCCATCTCCATCATCTGTTGCTGTTGCATAGCTTGTTGAATTTCTTCCTCCGTCTTAATCAATCCTTCCGTCTCGATACCCAAAGCTGTAGCACGACGCTTGAAGTAATCACTGACGTTTAAGTATTGAGTGACGGCTTGTGGTCCTACTACTTGGTTCGCTCCAGCAAGGAACATATCTAATCTATTCAGATCATTACCACGACCAAGAGCTTCCACTCCTGTAACAATAGTAGGTTTAACGATGTCCTTTGGTATCTTAGGTAATCTCTTACTCTTAGACATCTTATCCATTAAACGACTGACGATGGGTAGCTGTAGCTCCTGAGATAACAAAGAGTATAGACCACCTAATGCAGCTTCTAACTCTTGACTGAGCATTCTTATCTCCTCAGCTGTTACTCGTTCTGCATCTCTAACTACTCCAGATGTCAGTAAAAATGCTTGGCTTAATCGGTCTGTTATACCAGCCATAGTAGCTTGAGCAGTACGGAAGTCATTGAACTTATTAAGTTGTAACACCGATACATCTGCTTCACTACCTTGTACGATTGCACCGTTGGGTGCTTCTGCTAATGTTCTTGATCTTGTTGTACCGTTCGGGTTGACCATGAACAATACCTTCGCAGCTGCTGCACTACCTTCGACAATCGCTTTTGTAAGTGCTTCCAACGACTTGAGGTCACCGAGGTACTCCTCAACAAATCCTCTGCCGTAGTCCTCTCCATCAATCTGGGTGTAACGTAATGGGAGCCACGGGGACTTTTCAATCGGATACTTACCCACACTTTCTTCGATGAGCATACCCTTGACGTCTTGGTAAACATTGAAGTGGTCATCTTCTCTAACTACTGCTGTGTATAAATCACAACTGTTCTCTTTCTCTTGACGATATACTTCCTCTCTTACGGATTCAGGAAGCATCATAGGAGCTACTGTTTCTTTAATAGCTATGTGTGTAACGTTACCCATTGGGTCCCTCTTCACTACATAACGATCCAGCTTGAACACTCTCATACCACCCTCATCAGGGAGATATAACAAAGAGTTACCAGTAACAAGCAAGTTCTTGAGTGCTTGGAAGATACCGTTCCTGAAGTTCTGTACTTCTACTTCTTGTGATACACTACGCTCTACATCAGCTAATGCTTTCTCTAAGTCAGTACGTAGTTGTTCTGCTCCTTCTACACCGAGGTCTTCCTTTGCTTTGTCTAACTCATAGCGATCTATAACAAGACGAAAGAAGGGAGCGTTAGGTGGAAGCAGTGCAAGCAATAGCTTACTACTAAGATTTAGTACTCCTCTAGCTCCTATACCTTGGTACGGTGTGTAGTACTTAGTAGCGTAGTTGTGTCCGTCAGGTGGTAAGACATAAGGAAGTGTAAGCTCAGAAGATGTACGTCCTCTGTCTAAGAATGACCACCGCTGGTTCTCCAACGAATGATATAGCCCTTGGGCTGTTTCGTGCATACCGTTTAGATGTCGTCTTCGCTCGTCCACTCAGGACCACTCAAGATGCTTAGTATCTCTTCGTGTGTGTACTCCGTCTTGCCGAGTAGAAAGAATGGTTGTGTGCCTTCGTACTTAACGAATGTTTTAGTGCCGTCTAATGAGTAGCGAAGCATTTCTTTGGAAGTGTTTATTACTTCATTAAAATCAACAGAGTCCGCCTCGGATGCCTCAATGATAACATAAGCGTGTGAATTATGCATAGATCGATTCTCCTGTTCCTATTCCAGCTATAGCAGCGTTACCGCTAAGAGTTGCGTCATTTCCACCACTTGTTAAATCAGTTACTGTGGAACCTGTTCCGTTGTCGCTATCACCTCCACGCCAATATCCCGCAGGACTTAGGTTCAAACCAGAACTTCCGACATCAACAGGAGTACCGCTGTTGTAGATATTAGCCACCTGTGAAGCGGATAATTCGTATTCAAATACAGCTACCTCATCCAAGTTACCGTTTAAATAGTATGAATTGTTCGCTCCGTTCTTACCGAAATATAAAGGAGTTGTTGAGTTACCTACATACGAAACGGTTGATGTATCTGTGTGATTCGGAGAACCTCCTGACCCACCATCTATCCAAATCTTAATTGCTGTACCGTTGATACTAAAAACAACATGATGCCAATTACCGTCTCGAATTGCCAAAGTTGCGTTCGTTCCTCCTACATTATTATTTAAATATTGAGAAGAACCATCAGCAACTAAGACATAAAAAGCTTTAGTACCTGAAGGTGTTATAACTCTGAACCCGCCTCCATTACCGCTAGTAGGTGATGTAGCTAACCATGCCATACTACTTGTAGTATTTGATGACTTAGTCCAAAAGCTGTAACTAAATGCAGTGGATGAGCCTTGATAGTAGCCCGTCGTTGCATAGTCTCCACTACCGTCAAAAGTTAAGTTGTAACGATTCGTGAACCCAGTGGTGTCGTCGTAGTTATAAAAATACCAATTTGAACCATCTGATACATTAATAGCTTTATCAGTAGTATTGAATATAGTTAGACCTGTATTACCAACGGCAGACGGTCTAGTGGCTGTAGTGTAAGCTTGAATTGTACTCATGTTTTATGAATCGTTATTGAAGATATACCAAGCGGAACCGTCGTAGATATATAGGTCGTAAGTATCTGTTCCAAATTTAATAGTCACTTCTCCGGTTGGATTGGTTGGTGTTGTTGATAAGATGTTAGATTCAGTGTCTGTATCCTCAATAGTAAAACTACTATCAAGTAGTGTAGAAATAACACCTAATCCAACTGTGGGCAAGACAAACATATATTAAGAAGCAGTGTCTCCAGCAAGAACAAAGGTATCAGCAGCGTAAGCAACTATACTAGCTACTCCGTACTGATCGTTGATCTTGGTGTGGGACTGTCTGTTATTGATGGTAGTTCCTGAAGCACTGAACGATACTTGACCTGCTCCTTTTTGTACAAAGCTACAATTAAACCCTGCTCCCAATCCGCTTGGTACTGTGACAGTTACGGCAGAAGCATTGTCTAACACTACTACTTTACCGTTATCTCCAGCTACTAATGTATAGGTGGTTCCTGTTTGATCGTTGATGGAAGCATCAAAGTTACTGATAGCGTTTCCGTTAAAGTCGTAACTAGATAAGTTGGAAGCAGATGCTTGCCCCATTAAATTGGTAACGGATACTTTCTTAGTGGTTGCGGTTCCAGCTACGTCGTCAACGATTGCAAGAATGTCTGCACCTGCTGGTGCTGTCAGCTCCGTAAGTTCTGTTATCTTTTTATTAGCCATCTTTAAATATTATTACTAGGGACTTATTCCGTCATCATAAAAAATTAACCAAGCATCACCATCCCATACATATAAATTATCAGTGTCTAACGCTTTTACGATGGTGACTTTGTTTGCCGGGTTGGTTAAATCACTACGTGTTATTATGTCATCCTCATTATTTACTAAAAGAATGTAAGGGAATGATGGAAGGGTAAGAAATGGGTCTTGCGAGACACTCATAAATGTACCGCTAATAGAAGCCTGAGTAAAACCTGAAGCATCTAATGTAATACCCGTTGATCCACTGTTCGGATGGGATGGATTCTGTAGAGTAAATGTAACTACAGTATCAGCGTTGTTAGGTACAGTTGTAGATACAGTAAGTACGAGAGTTCCGGTGGATTGTGTCCAGTCAGCAGTTGTACCAAAGATATTACTTGTGCTTGTTATACTAAGAGATGCATTATCTGTTGTCTGAGAAGCATCAAGTCCTACTAACGTCACCGTTCCGCTTGCTATAGCTATCTCTGGTCGTATGGTAAGCGTGTAAGTGCTGTCAAGATTCTCAACTGCTGTACTCTCGCTTAAAGTACTTGTAGTAAATACAGCAGGTATAACAATCGAAGCTGTAATAGAGGTGGTTGTGTCTACTCCATCTGTAGCTACTATCCTGTAGTAATAAGTAACAGCTTTAGATAGTCCTGTATCATTTACAGTTAAATCTAATGTACCACTAGATATAGTTGTTGGACTAGAAAACCCAGAGTCTGTATCTCTTTCGTAGGTGTAGCTAGTTGCTCCGCTAACTCCGCTCGTGCTTATCGTCGCACCGTCATCTCCGAGCTGAACAACAGCTATATCAGGAGCAGCTAACCCTACATCTTGTTTTGCATCAAACCCATACAGCTCCTCAAATGCTGGGCGTATACAGTTGCTAGGTAAAAGTACTACGTTACTAGGATACCTTGTACCCGTTGGAAACGTAAGAGCCATTGTAGATTACAGAGACTCAACAGTACCAGTAGCGTAGACGCTGTATGTACCGTCAACTCTGCTAGATACTTTAGCTCTGATCTTTTCGTAGTGACCCATGTCGTCTCTTACCATAATGCTACCGTCTCCTGTGACGGCCTCACTGTGGATAACATGCCAAGCGGAACTGTCGCTTAGATAAGCTTCAATGTCTATTGTTGCTCCAGAGGTAACAGAAGATGAAACGATTACAAATGTCCATCCCTTAGAACGCTCAACCGAGAATGCACTGCCCGCTCCGTCAGCTGTAACGGATGAGAGCAACGTCTTTTTATCAAGTGTGCGAAGGCTCATATATATTTATATTATTAGTTGTTGTTATGAAGAAAGCTGTACTCCCGTTCCACCGTTACCGCCACCCATTCCGATACTAGGACGACGACGAGCTGTAACTTGTTGAGTACCACGACGACGCTTAGTAGGTTGAGTAGCTCTCTTTGTAGGTGCTTTCTCAGCCATAGCTAGAGGCGGTGGAGGTGGTGCTGGCGGAGGTGGAGGTGGTGGTATCTCCGGCATAGCGGGCATCTTAGGTTGGCTGAAACACATGGTATTACTGTACTTGTTTAGTTACTATATCTTGTTCTAGTTGGTCGTCGTAAGTCTGTTGTAAATAATTAATTACACTTCTTTGTCCTACCTTATACCATACCTCACGTTCTGTGTCTGTCAACAGCGGACATTTATCAGGGAATAGTTTGTCAAGTTTATTGATTAGCTCCTGAGACAGAGCGGGTAATACTATTTCTTCATTCATCTCTATATCCTATATCGTCCAGTTCCGACGGGAGCTTTCCCTCTTTAATCTTTTCTTCAGTCCAGCACCAAGCCGAAGCATTCCACAAGATAGCAGCCGCATGGTCTTCAGAGTTGTCCCCCTCAGCCAGCCCCAACAAATGTCTAAACATCGAGTCATATAATCTACTTAAAGGGAAACCTCGTTTCCAGTTGTTGTCTCCGTAAAGCTTTCCGCCATCTTCAAATCTTTTTGCGAGACGGCGAATGGCGATTGGAGGAATAAGGCTGGGTCGTCCCCGTCCATCGTCCCCGTCACGCTTAGCCCCTGTTGAGAAATCTCTAGTATATCCTTGGTTTGGTAGTTCTTTGGTGTCCATAATTTTTTAATAGTATTAGTTCTGAAACAATAGTTATCACTGCGTAGTAGTCGAGCCATCCACGCATTCATCAGTGCGTCTTGTTCGGAGAGTCCTGCTTTCTCGTAACATGTTACAACAGTCTCCCATGTGTATCCGTCCTTCTCCAGTATCCGTTCCGCTTTCACCACACCCACGCCGGGCACTCCGCTGTATCCATCTGTATGATCTCCCGCCAAGGATTGTATCAAGTGATAGTTGTCCGCTTCCTCTTCGCTAGGGTGGTGATACTCCCCACGGTTGTAGTCGTAGAAAATACCCGGCACACTCTTGAAGTCTTTGTCTATACTAACCACGATAGTCTCTTCATCCATCGCTTTATCGGTAGCTAATATAGATATAACATCATCCGCTTCTAAGTTCGCCCACAACACACCACCTAACTCGTCGATGATCCACTGCTTTACTTGTCGTAAGATGATGGGCAAGCGGGACTTAGCACGGTTTGCTTTGTAGTCTGGGTTTAATTTACGACGGAAGTTCGCACGGTCACTCAGGCACAGCACGACATGTTCTGTCTTTAATTGTTCTTGGAACTCTACGATCCTATTAACTACACGAGCTTTAGCTAATGCCATGTCTGCGTGTACCGTCCACAGTTCGTCCTTCCAATGTATTGATTCTTCGGCTACGACTGACGCTTCAAACGCTAATACGTCTGCATCAATCAGTAATGTTGTTTTGGTTTTACTCATAGTATATACTCCAGTTCTCTTGGTATTTTTTATATTTAGATCGGCTTGCTTGTTCAGGGGATAGCTTGATTGTTTTACTTTCTATTAACTTACGAGGTATCATCCACCACATTTTAATAGGCGATACATAAACACCTACTACATCTACATCGCTTGATATGTGTAGCTTCTGCGTAGTTCCTGATCCAGCATTAACTGTATAGAATGTGTTAACTTTAACAGATGTGCTTTTGATTTGTACCTTCAGGTCTCCAGCTGGACAAGTGACAATAAAGTCCCAAGGCATCGGCGTTGTGGGTGTGTGTGGTTCGAAGTCACGCTCTAAACATTCTGCTATAAAACGTGTCTCTGCTATTGCTCCGATCCGTTGTGCGTTTGAACTTGGCATCTTATCGTTGTATTGTTGTCTCCAATCGTAATCGACTGTAAGGTCTTGAGTATCATAGATCGTGGCAAGGGTAGTGTACATATCATATTCTATCTCTGTCATTAATGTGTCTCCGCCCAGTTGTTACCGATCTTATACTCACCGTCTAACGGTACATTCAGCTTCAGTTGTTTCCCTGCGTGTTGTATAGATTCAACGGCTAACTTACCGAACGCTTCTGCTTTATCGGGTAGTACTTCAGCTTGAAACTCGTCGTGTATGTTAGCAACGAATGCATACTCTCTGCCGTGTTGCCATCTTAATCCGTTCAACAAATGAAACAGTTGGATCAGTGCTACTTTCATAACGACTGCACCAGCTGATTGTAATAACATGTTGAGGGCTGCGTGACTGCTACGTATCGGTAGGATGCGTCCGTCTAAACCGATCAACTCTCCACCGTGTTTTACTTTACGTTGTACATCAGCTTGTAAACGAGCGAGTGCTGGTAGACTACTGAAGAACTTACGCTTTAGTTTCTGTCCAAGCTGTGCGTTACCACCTGCTATGTTACCTATCTTCTCGTCACCTGCTCCGTATAACAAAGCGTAGATAAACGTCTTAGCTTGGTCACGTGTCTCTAGTCCTGCTGCCTGTTGATTGACTGTGTGTACATCTCCTTCCGTTACGATCTTAGCGTACTCTCCTCTGTCGTAGAACGCCATGTAGTGTGCAAGCATACGAAGCTCAAGTCCAGATGCGTCACACCCTACTAACTTGTAACCGTTACGTGCTTTGAATAACTCTCGACACTCCGATCCGAACTCTGCTCGTACACTTGGTACTTGTGCTACATTGGGATTGCTGTGTGTACATCTACCAGTGACTGCTCCGTTGGTGTTGACGCTACCGTGTATCACTCCGTTCTTCTGTAACTTGAGCCACGCTTGTTGTCCCTCTGCTAACTGACCAAGTCTTTTCTGTACCAATAGATACATCAATAAATCTCCAGCTATAGGGTGGTCGATACCACGCAATACAGATTCATCTACCTTATAAGATACTCCGTCGTTCTCAGTAGGTAGTTCATATCCAAGGGCCATCAATCGTTCAGCGATCTGCTTACGACTACCCGGATTAAACGGTATCTCTTTCACTGCGTTGCCAGTCTTCACTGCATTCTTAACGAGTGCTTGTACTTCACCAGCTTCTTTTAGTTGTAGCTTGATGTCGTTCTTTGTCTTACCTTCGTAGGTTGCTTGGTCTGTTGTCAGTGTCCAACCAGCTGGACTCTTCATCTCTACCTTTGTTGGTTTCCAAGCGTTCTGTAAGTCAGTGGTCAGCTTCGCTCGGATACCCATCAGCTTGGCAGTCAGTACGTCTGCTTTATCCAGATCAAACTTAAACCCGTGTCGCTCTTGCAAGCTGATAACAAACTTGAACCAATGTTCTATAGCTATCATCTCTTTGCTCGGCTTGTGATTGAATAGGAAGTCGTGCAGTAACTGAGTAACAATAACATCACGCTCACAGTACTTACGCATCTCTTCGTTGTAGTTGTCGAACGCTCCGTCTTCCTCTCCGTAAGTCAGCTTAGTTGTGCTGCCCATCCGGTGTCCCCAAGCTTTCAACGAGTGACTACCAACGAGTGCTTTATCAAACTTGTTCCGGCCGAAGTCATCGTTTCGTAGATCAGGGAACACACATCGACTAACTACTAATGTATCTAATACTTTTACTAGTGGTGGTGAGAAACCGTACAGCTTCTTCAGTGCTGGTATATCGAAGTCGATGACGTTGTGTCCGACGATACGATCTGCTTTCTGTAGCTCTAACAATCCACGCTCTATACTTTCCCCGTGAAACGTCAGCATCTTCGGCATCATAGGATCGTAGATGGATAGACAGTGACAAGTGTGAAGGTCTGAGTAGGTGGACCAATCGTTAATGGCGTTGGTCTCTATATCAAAGAATAGTGTGCGTGTCATGATGCTTTAGTTTGAAAACATTCTTCAAGTCTCTCAACTGCTACCTCCCTACCGTCTACTTCTATAACATCATAGAAAGTTGTAGATTGATCGAAGGCTAATCCTTTTAATCCTCTTCTCATAGTTGGGGTTGAGTCCGCTATTGCTTCATAAGCTTTCTTTTCAGCGTCCTTTTCAGATTCAGCTTCAACTAGTATAGAGCCTCTTGAATCTATAGATATATATACTGCGTATTTTCTTTTCATTATTTAGAATGGGTTATTGGTTTCATCATTTGTTGGTTTGAACACATCAGGAGTGTACCGTCCAGTGTCTCCACTATAGTAGAGTGTGTCGCAGTGTCCTGTTTGTCCGCTGAATCTATTCTTCAGTACTCGGACTCGTGTCTCGTTGCTTATTGTTTCTGATTGTTGGTTACGTTCCAAGCCGATCACCATGTCCGACAGCTGTGCGATTGCTTGGCTACCTCTTAGGTGGTGCAGACTTACTCGTCCTCCTTCTTCGTGTCCACTATCGACACGCTTCAAGTGAGACACAAGTACCATACCACATCCTGTCTCTTCAACAAGACTCCTAAGTTTAGTCATGGTGTTGTCGATCAAGCGTCGCTCGTCGTCTCCTTGAATACCACTGACGACAATGCTTAGGTGATCCAAGAATATCCACTTACAATCGTACCCTTTTACCAAGTACTTTATCTTACCTAAGAGGTTGTCGCTATCCATCGAGCCGAAGTGATCGTAGGTGTAGAAGTTTCCATTACCTACCGTCTCTTCAAACGCAGGTCTCAGTACCTCCTCACTTGTATCGTCTTCCTCAAGGTGGATAGGTTTGTTGATGTGGATGCCCATGATACCGAGTGCTGTGCGTCGTACACTTTCTTCAAGAGCGATGTATCCTACCTTCTCGTTAAGTCCGAGGATGTGGTGAGCTATCTCTCTACAGAACAACGACTTACCGATGCCACTACCAGCACACACAGTAACAAGTTCTCCTTGTCTCAGTCCTAGTGTCAGCTCGTTCAACCCGGCATACGGATACGGTATAGACTTACTGTTTTCTCTGTCAGCTATGACATCCCACAGTTCTTTACCGTTTACGATACCGTCTGGTCTGTACTCTCTCGCATCGAACAAGCAACTGACTAACTCCTTCGCTCGTCCAGCTACTAGCATATCAGATGGGTCATTCAGTGGTATCTCTGCGATGTACGCTTTGCCGGGTGTTAGGAGGGCTGCGCATTCTGCTGCTCCCTTTCGTCCGACATCGTCCATATCAAAACAGAAGACGACTTGTTCGTACCTGTCTAACCAATCGATTGCTTGAGCTACGTATTTCTTAGCTGCTCCTGCTCCGTTCGGTACAGACACGACGGGCCACTTGTTATCCATTGCTTGGCTAGTAGATAACGCATCGATCTCTCCTTCCACTACGATGACACGACGACCGCCGTCACGCCACAGGTGTTGACCGTACAGTCCTAGTAGCTCACCTTTTATGTGGAACTTCTTGTTAGGTGTACGAATCTTTTGTCCGCACGTCTTGCCGTCTCGTGTTTTATAGTTAGCTATCTGTACAGGCTCACCGTTATACACACCACACCAGTACCCCCACTTCCGACAAGTGTCTTCCGTTAGGTTGCGTCGTGCTATTGCTTCTGGTTCTCCTCGTACATAATCTCTGGGTGTTGGGGAGGTTGATTCGTTCTTCATTCGTCCGGCTCCACGGTGATCGTCGCAACTGAAACAATGGGTGCTACCGTCGTCGTTAGTGGAGAGAGCGTCTGAACTTCCGCACTTATTGCATGGTTGATGGGTGGTTGTGAAAGCCATGATTTTGGTATAGTTTTATTTGCATATTGTATGTTTTTCTTTTCGCACCAAGCAGCGTAGGTGGTGTTGCTTCCTTTACGAATCTTATTAAAAGCATTCATAAATACTAGTCGTATGTCTAGATGTGGATGTTGGGTTTTGACTAGTAAATGCTTTGTTCTATCCTCGACTGTCCACAATCCTTTAGCTTCTATGATGATGCCGTTGGGTAGTATGAAGTCGGGAGTATAAGTTGCCGTCTTAGTGTACTCTAACTGTAACGTTTCGTATTGGAAACTAACACCACCACGCTTTAATTGGTTGGCTAGTGTAGCTTCAAATCCGGATCGATAATTAGAAGTTCGCTGTGAGCGTTTCCGTTGTTTCTTCTTCCGCATCGAACCCGCCACTTAAATCTTCACCACCGTTAGCTACATATCCTTCTTCCGCAGTAAATCCAAAAGCATCTGCTCCGATACTGGATACACCACCGTTGTTTAACTCGATGACTTGGACAGCAGACAATTCAAAGGTCACCCCAAACCCCTGACTTGGTACATACCAGAACTTCGGACGGAATGCTACGTTCACTTTGGAACCACCCCATACTTGTACGTCTTCAGGTAAGCGATTACCAGCGGCATCGAACAAAGCAATAGATAACTCATACTCTGTACCATCCCGTCTTCTACCTCCAGCTTTCAACTTGGCTTTCAACATGTGTCCGCCATCTACTTCGGTAAAAGGTAATCCCTTCTGCTCGATCTTCTTACCGGGATTAGCTTCCATGATGTCTCGTAACTCAGCCTCGTAGATCGGTTTTAATTTATCTACGATTCCTTGTTTTGTTTCTTCGTCGATAACAAGATCACAACTCCATACTCCGTACTCATCAAACCGTTTGTTAGGTTCATTCAAGTGGGCATATCTAGCTGTGCCTTGTGCTTTTATTATGTCGTGTTTCTTACGTGCTTTTACTGTCATATTTCTCAGTGTTTATTATTGGTTATTAAGATAACAGATACTGCTGGCGTTTTACTGCGGACACATCTAAGTCTCCAAGTTCCGGCACATCAGGTAGTTCTGCATCTGGGTTGTTGTTGATTTGCTCCGCACGGAACTCGCTTAGGAGATCAACAGTGAAAGTGTTTGTATATGTTTCTCGTACTATCGTATTCATTCTTCGTACATTACAAGCGTGGGTCACGAAACAGTCATGTATAGTAGCGAGGTCAAAGTCAACCTCATTAGCAACTTGATGTACGATACAAGCGTCTAAGCTGTGTATAAAGTTAGCAGTGACTGCGTTGGCTTGTCCCTTTTCATCTATGTTATCTGCCAGTTGTTCTGCTTGTATCGCTATACTCAGGTTCTGAAAGACAGATTGTACTTCTACTTTCTTATACTTACGGTAGCTCTGTACTACTTTAAATCCTGTGGGTGTAGTCCAAGTGATCGCTTTGTCGTACCCCAGTGCTCGTACACTTTCACGTAAGAACTTCATCACTCTGTTAACTGGACGACACGCTTCATTAGCTAGTCGGTTGACGATCTTACACAGGTAGATAACAGCAGTGAGCATCTCACCTGTACTTGACCAGTTGTGATTCACTCCGATACTTTTAAATACATCTTGTACCAAGTTATAGTGGGTCGCTCCGTATGGTCGGTTCATAACTGCAAGCTTCGCTAACTTCCGGCTGATACCAAACCTTAACCACTCCTGTGCAAGCACACCTCCGTCTGCCTGTAACTCATCGTACACACGGTCAGCAAACTCTTGGTACATATCATTAGCTCGGTCCTCCTCCACTAAATTACACATCCTTCCGATCTCTTTGTCCCGTAATAATAACGAAAGGATCTGCATACCGTTGTTACTACAATCCTGACGAACAGGTAAGTACGATACATATCCGTACCCCTCTTCTGTGAATTGCTTAAACTCTAAACAAAAGCGAAGGAAACAAAACGGATCACTTGCTTCTGTCCACCAATCGGTTCCATGTGGGTCATTCGCTGCTTCAAGTATAAACTTCTGTCGCTTACCTACCCACTCCAGTCGCTCCGCTCGTGTACCTTTTACTCCCCACATGTTGGCTCCGTGTACAAGCACAGCTTCCAAGTCCTCTTCATCCACCACTTGCTGTCCGTTACTGAAGTCCAACAAACTTTTAGCTAAGTCAGACCCTTGTGGATGTAAGTAGTACGGTAAAGCGTACACTCTACCCCTGTAATCACAACGATACGGAAAGTAAAACTTATCCCACTCACTGTATATCTTGGCGAGGTGTAGTACACGTACGGTCAGGTAACGTTTACTGGCGTTCGCTTCGTTAGATCCTTTGATGTCCTTTTGCTTCAGCTTCCACGCACGTAACTCATGCTCGTCATCTCCATTGTACCTCGGTTGCTCTGGTATCTCACTAAAGTTAGGTATGTTTCCTACTACTCTTTTATTGTCGTAACATTTTCGAGTAATTTCTAAAATCTCTTTGTTAATTTTCCAACTTACCTTCTGTAATTTATTAACAGCACTGAATGCATGTTGGTAACTACTCTCGTAATCTTTAAACCAAGACATCGGTTTCCCCGTGAAGAACTCCTGTGGTGGCATGTGCTTTAAGCTGTACCCTCCACCCACTAATGTGTACCAATCAATCGGTTCATCCGGGATCGCCATCTTAAATACTCGTGTCGTTTCTTTCCACGCATCAAACCGTTTGACCCAGTCCGTATATCCACCACTCGCTTTGACGATACGCTCCGGCTTGTGTCCCTTCTGTCTGCCAAGTGCAAAGTCTAACTCCCATATCCCTGTCTCTTCACGGATCGTTTCCAATAACCAAGCACCCAGCCCAGCCTTACACCTACTGTCCCACAGTGTGAACCGTTCCTCTTCGTAGTCGTAAAACTGCTTCAACTTCATCGCTTTCGAACGATCGTCAAAGGCAAGTAAGTCTTTCTTGTGTGGATGCATCTCTTCCATCGCTTTGTCCCACCTCGCTTGGTTCTCAAATGCTTTTCCTATCTTGTAAGCCATCCGTCCAACAGGTAAGTTAAAGTGAAGGTGATCAAGTAAAGTTTGTAAAGCGATACTAGCTATCTGATACGGACACATATCAAGTACAAAAGTAAGGAACAACGGTGTAGTGTGCTGTGTGTTGCCTCCAAAAGTGTACATAAACTCATCCACTCGCTTGCCTAACCTAGGAGCCATGACTTTTAACATACGCTTAGATGCTTCCGTCTTAGACGACTCCCCTTCCATTCGTAACTTTGCTTGTCGGTTACGGTACGCTGTGCGTCCCCACTCCCTCATCCGCCAAGCGTGTCCTCTTGTTTGCTTTGTCATATGTTACTGTGAATAGTTATTGAACCAACAGCTTGGTAGTGTACGAGCAGTAGATGTACGATAAGCGACCAATCTGCCGTCCTCCGTGCGTTCGTACTCTCCGTTCTTGTCCATCTTAAACCCTGTCACTTGGTTCTGTGAGAAGAAATAATCGAAACCTTGACGGATAGCTTCGTGATCCACCCCACCCCAATTAAACAGCGGGACATCAGTCGGTTCGAAGTCTAAGTAGTTCTCGTTCACTTAATAAATCCTGTCGTATGATGTCAGCTTCAGCTTCCCAAAAGATACCATCACAAGTACGCTTGGATGTCTCCGAAGTTGAGGTTGTGGATTTGGCAGTAGGTCTGCTGATCTTCTTCTTCCATTTCAGATAGTTCTTCCAAGTGTGCTTCCAGTTTTTCCATTTCATTGTAATGCTTTTCATAAGGTTCAAATAACCAAGTGTCGTAGTTGTTCATGTTGTTGTATTTCGTTCGGGTAAATAAGCCTGTTGCAAAGTTCATAACATATCGTATGCCCACGCAAAGATCAGTAAGCCAGCTAAGACAAACATTCCAAGGGTAAGTACGCTCATAGTGGTTGTGGTTCTTTAAAAGTAAAGGTAAGTCCATCAAAGCCGAAGACGACTGGTACTTTGTGGTTACATAGATGGACAACTTGTGAGGTGTATTCAGCTAAAGCTTTATCGTAGTTTTCAAACTCGTAGCCATCTACATACTCATCAGTTTCATTATCACGGACATCTACGATCCAAGTCTCTTCATCAAGGACTCGTAACATTACTTCATAGTCGTATGCATAATAGTATAATTCTTTGTCTTCACTCATTGGTTTTGTATTGGGTTGCCGGTTGTTTGTCGGATCATTCCTTCAATCGTACTCGTCCTGTTAATCAGTTCCGCTTGTAGCTCCTCCAGTCTGTCACGGACAGTTAAATTATCCGGAAGCTTTTCACGGACGGACAGGTAATGATGGATCAAAGCTTTAATGTGATCCGTATCTAAATCTTGCATTGGTAAAAAGTCGGTTAATTGGTTATCGGATTGCATGTATCGCAGAGATTGGATTCGTTTTCACGCAAGTGCAAGTCATTATCGCACTCTTTGCATTTTTTACGGGATCGGTTAAGCTGTTTGATAACGCCCTTTGCTTGCTCGATGAAGTCCTCTTTGCTTTCTGCACGCCCTTGGTACTCAGGATGCTGACGACATGCCCATATAAGCTGTGGTGCTGTTAAATATCTCTCTGAGTCTATTCTATAGAAGAAAGCAACCTTGCGTCCGTTGTGATCGGTTAGGTAGATTGTTACGCTCATGGTCAGGTAAGGATTAAGAAAACAGGATAGCGTAAAGAATCAAACCCCATCCGATACAGCAGATCAGCGGAAAAGCATAGCCAAGGAACTTGTTTAGCTTGGTATTGAATAGCTTGTCCACCTCTTTGTCTATTTGATCGGCAGGGCTTGGTATGCGATTGATAACTTTGATTTGTTTCATTATGCTAAAGCCTCTTCGTAGATTTCAACATGCTCTTTAAGTTCGTCCCAATCGATTTCCTGTAAGTTGATCATGTCTGCTAATATTTTGTCGGTAACAAGTTCACTATTAGCTAAGTCTGCAACTTTCTGTTCCAGTTCGTCTTTTATCCAATCTAAGTCAGACTTATAAGTAGGTTCGTACCATACATTGATCAGCCACGTTGACCTGTTGGTCCATCCGTTGTAAGTGTTATCTGTAGTATTCATTCTGTATTTTGGTTTTTATTGGTTATTTGGTTTGTACGGACAGGTAAACTGTACCCGTCTCGGTTGCTGTTAAATATACGGACAGGTAAGCTGTCAAACATATAATTTGAGGAGTTATTCACAGCGATATTACCAGACACAAAAAAACCCCACCCGATTAAAGGTGAGGTTTAAAGGTTGCACTAGCTGTTAGCTAAGGCTATGAGTTTCATTGAGTCGCTGAAGCTTGGAATATTTCTCCCGGCTTTAGTGTAGGCTGTTTGAATGGATTCTAAGGCATCAATAATATCCACTTTTTCAGGAATTTGAGCTTCATCAGGCATACGTGTTTCGTTGTAATCGTCACGCATGATTTCTTGGAGACGCTGTTGACTTGCCTTGTGGTTATACTTGTTATCATTCATAGGTATTTAGTATTTTTATTGGTTTATATGAAGTCCCGAAGGACTGAGAAAGAACTACCCTATATAAGCAAACGCCATGCCAGTTCTATTTGTTACATAAGTCGTTGATAATCAACAAAAGCGTCTCAAGAAGTGTGACAGAATGACACATGTGTGACGTCACAGTTGAGACAAAGTGTCACGATTTTGAACCTAGAAAACGAAAAAGATACAAACACGACTAATGAGAATCGATTATCAATTAAGAACCAAGCTTTAATCTAATAACAACTGACGCAATCTACCCTGTTTACCTGTTGATTTGCGAAAAAAAAGAGAAGCTTTTAGCTAAACTTTGGAAATCTGTTTTGTAAATCGTTGATAGTCAACATAGTTCGCACAACATTGATTATGTCTAATTGTAATAACATCCCCCCTCCCTATAAGAATCTTGCGGGTACATGCGGGGGTAACGGACGGATACACAGCGTTATATTAGCCTTTCAGATTTTTCCGACTAAAACCTTTTGAACAGCTGTAGCAAAGTGCTACTTATCGCTTGATATAAGATGCTTTATACCGTTTGAGATGGCGATATTGATGTAGTCCTCATCGGATGCTACCTCTTTGCCCCATTTAACAAGCATATCGTGGGTTTCATCTTCCATCTCCAGTTCCATCTTTACGTGCATCTCTTCTTCTTCGGAGACGATACGAATGATTGGTAGGTCAGAAGCAGCTGTCGAAGCAGGTGCGTTAGGAGCGGAGCTACTAGAAGGTAATGTTGTTGTCGGTGTCGGTGTCTTCTTCATCGGCTAAATCTGGGTTAAAGATAACATCATCTGTTTCCGTCAGTACAGACAGTTTAGCGAAGTCCAAGCATCCGGCTATCGTGTAATCGTTAATATCGTATTCGCTTTTGAACCTATATATAAGCTTGGCTAGTTCGTACTGGAACGTATCTGTTTGATCGTTGATGTTCATCACTAACATACTACTTTATAACAAAGCTGTTTACTAGTTAAATGTGAGATGTTATTGAGACAGTTTTGAGACACCCGCTGTCTACCGCTTAAACACTACATCTTTAACTTTTATGCTTTACATACTCCCTTCGGCTGTTACTTTTTATACTAATGAGATTTAGATAGTCGTTGTAACTTCGTTTAAAACGTCTCATATTTATAGGTATTCTTAATAAGCAATAAGCAACAACCACAACAGAGGTTACATCAGCTGATACTTATTGTAGTAGTTCCTTTTAACAAAGGTAAACCTTACAAATACAGCAGCTTCCATCAGATCAATATACCAGTTGTTTAGTTAGCTCATACATTCGTTCTTTCGCTAACATCTCTAAACGGTCTGATTGATAACGTGATCTTTAAATAAGTCTTTTAAGGATAGGTGTGTTTACACGTAAACCTAGTAAATCTAAACTCTAACTTTAGTATTTCAAGGTATAGCTATAGTAGTACTTATGTATTTACACTAACTACGTCATCACCTTATATATCAGCTATAACAGGTAATCAAAGGTTTGTTATAACGATAAGAGAGCTACATCCAAGTGACAGCTACAGCTTTGTTATTACGCTTATGAAAGCTATCAGTGAAGTCTTGTAGTTCTTTATGAAGTAATTCTTGTTGTCTATCAACCATCGATTGGTCAGCGTTAGCAGCCATCTGCTGCGTCCAATAACCAACAGCGATTGATAGTGCGTCAAGACGGTCGTCGTGTACTAAGCTACCCTTATCTCTTGTTATCCTTGATAGCTGATACATTAACATATATCTAGTCTGTTGTTCTATAGGGTACGTCAAAGCTGACCTGTAATCATTTGTTATAACTTTAGGGTCTACAACAAGTCTATGAGCGTTAAGTACAGGTTCCATTACATCAACGATACGTAGTTCCTTTTGTTTGTTGTGTCGTACTTCTTCTATGGTTACCGGGTAAGTGGTACGAAACAACGGTTTAATCAGCTCCATGAACATACCGTCTCCAAAGTTAGACTCTATAACAACGATATTAACTTTGTTATCCTTTGCTATAGCTACCAGCTGTTTAAGTGTCTTCTCGTCGTACCCACCTCGTATACCACCAGCATCAGGTACGTACAGTTGTCCGTTAAGCATCTTTACTACAGCGTACCCCGTCTCGTCCTTACCACGCCCACTGGGGTCAATAGATAACACAGAGCCGCTGTACGGTATCATATCTCCTACAGTGGAAGAGGGTCTCCTAAATCGATCCCCCGCCAATCCTACATTAGGTAGTTCTCTATCTGTGTTATCCGGGTCAGAGGACCACACGATCTTCTCAGGAGCTAAGTCTACATCCACATCCGATATAATAAGATCGTTTATCTTTAGTGGGTATCTATCAGCATCGGATAGCTTAGGATTCAACATGAACTGTAAAGAGTACCCGGTACGACCGTAGCTCATCTTACGTTCTTCTAAGTCTAAGTCTGTAAACCGTAGGGGTTCTGTAGAGGTACCTACTGTCTCTTCGTTTATATCGTCCGCTATAAGGGGTGCTAGATCGCCTCCATAGTTGTTAGTAGCCTCTGACTCATCTGGATACTCTGAGGGCCATATACGGCTCTTGTAGCCCCTCTCTCGCAGTTTGTTGTATATACTGTCTTCACATTGAGGAGTGCCGAGAAAGATGATACGGGAGGTGTCCAAGGGTTTAACGATAGCGTCGAACTCCTTTACTTGTTCATCCAGCTTATCCCTCATTCCTTGTGTAGCACTGTTATTAGCTACCTCTACGTCGTCCGCTACGATGATGTCTGCACGGGAACCTGTGAGCTGGGACGATATACCAAGGGACTTAACAGAGGGTGCGTGAGATGCTGGAGCAGGTCCTACATCAAATGCTATCTTACTGAACCGTTGGTTCTCTGACGGCTTTAATCCTTGTAGTATAGGAATCTCTTGGATGATACGAAGGGTGAAAGTAGAGAAGTCATCTGATCTATTCTTACTGGCTGATACAACAAGTATGTTCTTCGATGGATTAAGCAGTAGCTGATGTACTACAAAGGCTGATGTTATCCAACTTTTCCCTACGCCCCGGAACGCCATGATAACAGACCGCTTAGGTCCGTGTTGCAAGTACTCCGCTATATCGTATTGTAGCGGGGTAGGATCAGGGAGGTTAAGGTGTTTCCAAACTAAGTATAGAAAGTTTCTAAAGTCCCGTAGCTTGGGTGGTATCTCGATGTTGTTCTTCTTCTTCAAATGGTAACGCTTTTAATTGATGATCTAATGCTTCCAATGGCGTACCGACACCGCTGTCCATAGTAACGTTGTTATCTTTCAAGAACTGTCTAGCTCCATTTAAAAGAGCAGCGTTGTACTCCCCCATATCTTCCATCATATCTATGCTGTGGCTGTACGCTCCTGCAATCTTATCGTGCAGTTTACTTCCCTCTTTATGACTTAGCATGATGTTATATTACTAACTGTTGTTATCTTTGTAAACAAAAAGAGCCGCCCCCGCTACGCAGAGGCGACCCTTAATGATGGATGAGCTAAATCTTAGGTTAAAGCAGACTCAAACTCAGCAACGGTTCCTAATTCAGTTCCGTTGTGGTAGAGATTAGCGTCAAGATCAGCGAGGCTTGCAGAGCCGTCCGTTCCGGAGATGTCGGAAGAAGCAGCAGTTGCGGAGGTTGAAAGAACCTTGAACTTGTCGTCTCCTTCGTCCCAGATGAATGCAACATTGCTTTCGGAAGAACCACGCTCAACGATGAAACCACCGTCATTAGAAGCGTTAGCACCAGAAGCAGCACCTTTCGACAGATTCATTAACGAGTCAGAAACATCGATGTTGGTGGTCTGTACGGAAGTAGTGGTTCCTTGTACTGTTAAGTTACCGGAGAATACAGCGTTAGCAGCACTGATGTCACCACTGAACGAAGCAGAGTTACCGTCAGAAGCGAGGGAACCAACAGCGTCAGTAACAGTTTTAAGTTGAGTATCAAGGGCTTCGTCAGCAGCTTTAAGACTGGCTACAGAACCGAGATAGTTAGTAGAACCATTAGCGGTGTAGGAACCATCAGTACCAAGACCCGCACCAGATTGAGTA